TCCACTTCCCGATCGGACACGGGTTCGATGAGGAATCCTTCGCGCAGCTCGGGGCTGAGGCGGCAAAGAGAGTAAAGCGCCGAGGTTATGAGGTCCTCGAATTCTACAAGCTTCGACCACGAAACGAGATGCTGGACATGTTCGCTTATTCATTCGCCGCGGTGGAGATTCTGAATCCGGACCTGATGTCGATTGCAGTTCAGGCGAAGGCCAAGGAGAAGGAGATTGAGCCGGAACCATTGCAGCCTGCGGTTCAGTCGCCGCAGAAGGTAAGGCCAGTGCCGCGGGAATTCCTGCGTAAAACTCCGAAGTTGCATCAGCCTGGTTTTGGATTTAAGCGCCGGTTTAGATGAATTGACTTTCCTTCCCCCGTTCCAGAGCTTTCGGAATTGTGTCCGCCGCAGTTCCGACAAAAGAACCAACCGAGCACCAGGCAGGCAACTCTCTGGTATGGGATAAGACCGTCGATGACTATCCCGCAACGCTCTGGACGCTCACCTACTACATCCGCGGCTCAATAGTCGGAGGTTTCACTCAATCCATTGTCGCCTCCGCTGATGGAGACGGTTATTCGGTCAGCGTCACTGCGGCCACGACATCGATCTGGGTGGCTGGAGATTATTGGCTCATCGGCTATGTCTCCAATGCAACGGAGCGTTTCGAGGTTTATCGAGGCAATCTCAAGATCCTGGCCGATGCCACTCAAGAAACAAACTTCGACGGCAGGACCTACAACCAGCGTTGCCTAGATGCCATCAACCGGATGATCGAGGAAGGGATGATCCGCGAGACGGTTCGCTATTCCTACAACGGAGTATCTCACGAAGTCCGAACCTTTGAGGATGCTTTCAAGGCAAAGGCATATTTCGAGGAGAAGGTTGCCAACGAGCAAGGCGCCGGACATTCGCGCAAGATCTACACTCGATTCCGATCTCCAAGATGAATCCAATCTCCTACCGCCAGATATTCCAGCAACTGCGTCAGCGCATTGCGCTAAGCATCGCCGGCAAGCCGCCAACTCCTAAGACTTCCGGGAAACGCAGTTACTCTGGCGCGCTCCAAAATCGGCTCTTTGCCGATTGGCTGCTCTCAGTCCAAACCGGCGATGCTTCCCTCCAGAATAATCTCCTGACGCTGCGCGATAGATGTCGGGACATGGACAGGAACAACCCTTGGATACGCCGTTATCTAGAAGCCTGCGAGGATAACATCCTGAAGCCGCGAGTTGCTTTCTCGCTTCAGATGCAATGCACCTTCCCGCCCGATTTCAAGAAGCCGGACAAGATGGCCAGGGATTTGATCGAAATGAAATGGGCCGAATGGAGCCAGAAGAAAAACTGCACATCCAATGGCGAAGATTCACTCTTCGAGGTTTGTCGTCTGTCGGTGCGGTCTCAGAAACGCGATGGCGGAATCCTTATTCGCAAGATCAAGGATCCGAACATCAACCAGTTTGGATTCGCTTTGCGCATGATTGAGATTGACCATCTGGATCACAACTACACGACGAAGCTTTCCAACGGAAGTCGGGTAGTTATGGGAGTCGAAAAGAATTCCCAGGATAAGGTTACAGCCTATTACCTGCTCGAAGGTCATCCCGGCGATCTTCTTTTCGGAGGCAACCAAGGAAACCGCATTCGAGTTCCAGCCGATGAAATCATTCACTATTATCGCAAGGAGCGCGTCACTCAGTCTATCGGAGTTCCTGAAATAGCTCCGGTCGTGGTGCGCAACAGGCACCTTGACCAATATGAGGAGGCTGAGCTCGTGGCCAGTCGCAAGGGTGCAGCGAAGGGTGTCTATTTCATAAACGCACAAGGTAATCAGTATAAGGGAGAATCCGCAGAGACTTCTGATGATGCTTCATCTGATGGTGAAGGTGCGCAGTTGTCTGACACCGAGCCGGGCCAGGATGAGCAATTGCCAGCCGGAACAGAGGTTGTCCCATACGATCCAAAGCATCCAACCGACGCCTTCGGTGAGTTCCTGAAGTATTCACTACTAGGAATCTCCGCTGGATCTGGAATCAGTTACATGACCCTGACTGGGGATTTGTCTCAGGCGAACTATTCCTCGCTTCGTTCTGGAAGCCTCAGTGAGCGCAAGGGCTGGATCAAAGCTCAGGGTCACATGATCGAGAATCTGATCCTGCCAATATTCGACGAATGGCTTCCGGCGGCGATTCTCAATGGAGCAATCAAACTTCCATATAGCAAGCTAGCGCAATTCAATCGACCGAAGTTCATCGGATGCCGTTGGGAATGGGTCGATCCGGAGAAGGATGTTAATGCGGCAACGAAAGCAGTAGATGCCGGTTTTACATCTCGTTCTCAGATCTGCGACGAGACCGGAGAGGACTTCGAGGAAGTCTGTCAACAGCAGCAGATTGATGAGGATCTGGCTGATGAATATGACTTGGAGTTTGCAACCCAGACGAAGCCGATGGTGCCGGAGCCAGCGATAACAGCCGCAGAACCTCAGCCTGCTAATGATGCGCAAGGCAATCAGCCAGCGAGGAATGGCTATCATTTTTCTAGTTGACGCGCAAAGTTTGGTTCCAGAACTTGCGCCGTTAGATGGCAGCAGCCGCTAACGACATGGAATGCGAGAAGGTCAAGACGACCGAGAAGCTTCTCCGTTCATTTGATCTAAATCTAACGCGGTCCACGCTCAACAAGGAGGCGAGAACCGTTAGGGTTCAATTCAGTTCCGAAAATCCAGTCCGTCAGCGCATCCCTGGGCGTGGAATGATGATGGAGATTCTTGATCATTCCGCGTCTTCCGTCCGCATGGAGAGGATGATGAATGGGACGGCGGTTTATCTCGATCATAATCCCGAGAAACGGATCGGAATTACTGAGTCGGCTACCATCGAGAATGGACGAGGCATTGCAACGCTGAGATTCGCTCCAACGCCACTCGCTGACCAATGCATGGCCGAAGTGGAGGCAGGGACGCTTCGGTGGACATCCGTCGGTTACAATGTCGAATCCTATGACATTGTGGATGAGAGCACCGCGCGCGCAATGGACTGGGAGCCTCTGGAGGTTTCGCTTGTAGGCATCCCAGCCGATCAAGCCTGTCGAATTTATCGGGATCACAATAACGAAGAAAAGGAAGTCACTCTTATGTTCAAACGTCACATCCAGCAAGACCATCAGGCAAACCCGACCGCTGGCGGTGGCGGCGCCTCCGTCATTACCAGCCCAGGCCAGCCAGCCGCGGAGGCGATCCGCGAGATCGCCGAGGCCGCGATGGAGGCTGAGATGAATCATGATCCGGAGCAGGTGCGCATCATCGCCAAAGAGTGCATGAATGCGAAGATTCCGGATGTTCGCTTCTTCTATCGGAAGATCTTCAACCTGCCCAAGAAGAAGGTTGTCGCTCCTCTTCCGCCGGGGACGATTGGGGATCTAACTCCAAACGGAGATGTCGGAGCCGGGCTTCGATTTACGCAGAGCCACCGTCCAATCGGACTCCGTTTCGTTGAAAGCGAAAGCTATCAGCACGCGATCAAATTGCCCAAGGGTAGCCGCCGCGTCGAGATGTTCGACCCGGACCATTACTCGTTCCGACAGGATCACGAGATGATGGTCCGCACCACGCTTAGTGCATCCGGCCAAGGCGTGTCTGGCACATCAGGCAACAACATTCAGCAGCTTCCCGGGGTAAACATTCTGAACCAGCAGCCGCTTTACGTCTCGGACCTTTTCAGTCAGGGGACAACTAGCGGCGACATCGTTCGTTTCATCATTGAAGACAGTTTCACCAATGCCGCGACGCGCGTTGCCGAAGGATCGGCCAAGCCGGAAGCCACGCTGGATGTTTCGATCGCCAATGCCACGGTGGAGAAAACCGCGACATGGCTCAAGGTCACGGAGGAAATGCTCGAGGATTTCGAGCAGATGCAGAGCTTCATCAATGGGCGCCTAGCCTATATGGTTCAGGCCCTCGAAGATACTCAGCTCATCACCGGGTCTGGAAACTCCATGATCAAAGGCGTGCTGAATTGGACCGGCATTCAGACCGTTCCCGCGGGGATCTCTGTCATCGATTCGCTCTGCAAGGCGGTTGATTATGTTCGCGGTGCAAACGGCGCCGGCTTCGCCAATCCCACCGCGATCATCATGCACCCGTTGGATTGGTTGAATGTCCGGCTGACGAAGGA